TATTCATGACCTCCTCCAATAATGTGACTGTAGCACAATGAAAACAGCTTGTCAAGTTATTTTTTCAGGGCGTACAGCAGCCCTGCCGCGAACGCTTTCACGACGCTCGTGCTAATCGTCGAATCTCGGAGCGGGAAGAGCCTTTCCCCCTCGATCATAATGCAGCGATCGTCGATCCTCAATCCAAGTGGCTTGTGATAGCAGAACCAGAACTCCACCTCTTCGTAGTTCGCCTCCCCGGCGAGCAGCGCCTGGAGCAGGTCTTCGAGCTTCTGCGTCCTGGCGTTAATGGCCGCTACGTTTCGGTTGATGCGGGTCGCGCCACTGATTGTCGTGCCTGTGTAGTCTTTTATGTAGCGGTTGAACGTCCTCTTGCACGGAAGCTCCTTGGGTTCTATGTCTGCGAATCCAAGTGAGCATCGGCAGAACTTCTGGTAGTCCGCGAGCTTCGGATTCTCGCGGACGTATGGATAGGCTTCGAGATAGTGGGTGATGAGCAGCCTGAAATTTCTTTCTTTGAGGTTCATAGAATGCCTCCACATGATCGAGCCCAAGCTCGTTTGCGTTCGCGCCAAGTGCCCTGTGGAGCGGGCTTCTTGGCTTTCTCCCTGCCCGGGAGCGTTGACCATAACTTCGGAAGCTTCCGAAGGTCGCGCAGGCCGTCAAATGGCTGAGCATTCAACCATCTTATGTAGTTCCTTCTGCTGAAGGACTCAAGACCATTACGGGAAGGGCCTCGATTTTCTCCACTCTGCTGGTAAAGTTTCATTACTTGATAGTTTGTCATACCTTCAATATGACATCTATTGAGTGCGGTGTCAAGCTTTAAATAAGCTTTAAATTGAAAAATCGTGAAGATCCTTGACAGTCGCGGGTCTTCACGGAAAGAAGGAGATTAATAAAGATGTTTCCTGCCTTTTTTTGATTCTTTCAAAAGCCTGTAGAACCGCGACAGTCGCAGGTCTTCACGGAAAGAAGGAGATTAATATCAGATATGACCTTGTATTCTCTCTCTATTCCCTTATTAATATTGAAAAGTCATATGACGTACCATACAGGGATATACACCATATTAATCTCCTTCAACACCTTGAAACCCGCGTCCAGCCCGGATCTTGAAGGAAAAATACACGAAAAAAGCAGGTCATTTTTTAGCATGTTTTCGCCTTTTGTTCGCCTGATGCTTAAATGACAACATTTTTACTGTTAGGAAACACCAAAACCCCGAAACCCGCGTCCAGCTTGATTCTTCAGCCAAAATCAAAAAGGTGCAGCATGCTCGCAGCATGCTTTTTTATTTTTGGTTTTTTTGTCCGCGATTTCGTGACAACATTTTTCCTAATAGGAAACAAAAACCCTGAAACCCGCGTCCAGCTTGAGTCTTCAGCCAAAGGCACTCCTGAAACCCTGAAACCCGCGTCCAGCTTAAGTCTTCAGCCAACAAAACCCCGAAACCCGCGTCCAGCTTGAGTCTTCAGCCAAAGGGGTTTTCAGCCAAAATCCGAGGGGTTTTCAGGCGAACAAAAGGCGAAAACGAGTTGGTACACCCTCTCCGTGGTAGAGTGTTAGTAGGAGTAATAATGAAGAAGAAAGTGCCAGCTATCATCGATACAACCGCTGCCTATGAGTACGCGCGGGTCCAGTGCTCCGATGCGGAGATCTCGGAAATTATGGGTTGCTCAGTTGAGGAGCTCCAGGAGGCGATGGGCGGGCGCCTCCGCGTCGCGAGAGCCCTTGGTATAAAGGCACTTCGAATGGCGCTCTTCAACATGGCTACTTCCGAGTCAGCCCGCGCTCCACAAGTTGCGGTATGGCTGTCCAAGCAATACTTGGGGATGGGCGAGCTTGAGAAAGAAGACGATGGGGATGTTACAATCGAGATTGTCAGCTACAAGCGATGAGAATCCAGATTCCTTATAACTACGAGCCACGCGAGTACCAAGAGACAGGGCTCGCGAGGCTTGACGAAGGTATCACGAGGTTCTTCCTGTTGTGGCACCGGCGCGCGGGCAAGGACGTTACGTGGTTCAACGCGCTAATTCGTGAGGCATGCCGAACCAAAGGCATCTACTATTACGTGCTGCCGACCTACAAGCAGGCGCGCAAGATCATCTGGGACGGGATGAGCGACACCGGCTGGCAGTACCTCGACTACATTCCCAAGTGCATCAGGCGAGACAATCCAAATCAGACGGAGATGAAAGTCCGATTGAAGAATGGTTCACTGATTCAACTCATAGGCTCTGATAATTACGATCGTATGGTGGGAACGAATCCGAGAGGCATCGTGTACAGCGAGTGGGCGTTGCAAGAGGAGATGGCCTGGCGGCTCATGGCTCCGATCTTGGCGGAGAATGGCGGGTGGGCAGCGTTCATCACTACGCCCCGGGGTCACAACCACGCTTGGGAAATGTCGCAGAAAGTCAAGTCGATGCCGACTTGGTTTTACGAGGAGCGTTCAATCCTCCAGACGAAACGACCAGACGGTAGTCCTGTCATCAGTGAATCACAGGTCAAGCAGGAGCTTGCAGAAGGCACGATGGACGAGGCTCTTGCTAAGCAAGAATACTACGTGTCTTGGGAAGGGCCAAATCAAGGTAGCTACTGGGGGAAATGGATGGAGAACTTGGAACTTGACGGGAACATCGAGAATGTGCCGCATGACCCGCGCCTACCTGTCTACACGTTCTGGGATTTGGGTATCGACGACAGTATGTGCATTTGGTTCATGCAATACTCGAACCGCGAGTTTCGCTTCATCAACTACTACGAGAACGATGGGTATGGTCTTGACCATTACGTTCAGTACATGAATCAGCAGCCATACACCTACGCCCGGCACTTCTTTCCGCACGATGTAGCGGTGCGTGAGATCGGCAACAAAGGTAAGACGCGCAAGACAGCCCTTGAGGAGCTTGGAGTGCGGAATATAAACGTGGGATTGGCACTGTCGATCATCGATGGTATAAATGCCGTTAGACTCGTGCTGCCGCTCTGTCGCTTTGACAAGACGAAGTGCGCGAAAGGAATCAAGTGGCTCAAGGAGTACAGCAGAGAGCGAGATGAGAAACACAAGATTTGGAAGAACACACCGGCTCACGGCCCGGCGAGCCACGCGGCGTCAGCGTTCCGGGAGTTTGCAAACTCGTTCGAAGAAGTGAAGAAGATCCAACCACGACAGACGGTTGTCGTAGAGGGGAGGCACGGATGGATGCGATGAAGAAAGTAAAGGTCAAATGGGTTGACAGCTGCTCACCTGCGGATTCTAACTGGCATCGGATCGACGAGCTGAGCCTTCAACCGTTGACGTGCGAGTCTATAGGATTCGTAGTATCTGAAGACAAGCATCAGATCAGCGTCGCCGGAACGGTTGCGGAAAGCGGTTCAGTGTATGGCGTAATGACTATCCCAAAACGAGCTGTGCTAAAAATTATGGTGATAAGATGATCGAAGACACTACGATTGATACAGAAAAACATCCGATGGAAGGTGAGAGCGTATCAGAGCGCGAAGGCGCGGACATTTCAGCGGAGGCAGTCGAGAATCTGGCTGCATGCATCACTGCTGAAGGTGACTACCGTGAAGAAGCCATCCAAGACCTTGAATTCCGAATCGGAAAGCAATGGCCTATTCATATCCTTAACGCTCGTGCCATCTCGAAACAGCCGTGCCTACAATTCAATTTGATTCCGAAGTTCGTTCGTCAGGTAACTGGCGACGGGCGTCAGAATGTGCCTGGTATTAATATCGTGCCAGAGAATTCACTGGCCTCTATCGAGGTAGCGGAGATCCTGAAAGGTGTCGTGCGGTACATCGAGCACTCATCGAAAGCGTCCTACGTGTACTCGAAGGGACTTGACCAATCTGCGTCTTGCGGAAGGGGATGGTGGCGCGTTGATACCGAGTATTCGGACGATGAATCATTTGATCAGGATATCTTCATTCGACCAATTCAGAACGCACTATCTGTATACGTCGATCCGAACGCTGTTGGCCCAACCTACCAAAACGCGGAATGGTACGTCATACGTCAGTGGATCAACAAGAAGACATTCGAGAGGAAGTTCCCTGGAAAGACGGGCCAGCCCGAAGCCTTGAGCAATGGAGTTGGGGACTATAAGGACTGGTTCAATGAGGATAGCGTTTGTGTGGCTGAGTACTGGCGCAAAGAGCCAGTTGAAGACGAGCTGTTGGAGCTTCAGGTTTTCCCCACAAGACAGGAGGGCGATACTGTAGAACCGGAGTCTTACAAGGTCGTAATCACGAAGCAGGAGATGTTAGCGAAGTTCGCCAACATAAATGTCGTCGTGCTGCGGAAGCGCAAAATCACTAGTCCCAAAGTGGTTCGATATCTAATCACTGGATATGAAGTTCTTGAGCGTACGGAGTGGCCTTCGAAGTTCATACCTATTGTGCCAGTGATCGGAGAGGAATTCAATGTTGATGGCAAAGAACATTTGAGTGGCATTATCCGGGACATGAAAGACCCGCAACGGGCCTATAACTACTGGATGACGATGTTGACAGAGCAGGTGGCATTGGCGCCCAAGGTTCCTTGGATTGTCTCGGATTTCATGATTGAGCCCTACAAGCAGGAGTGGGACAACATGAATGAAGCGAACTATCCATACATCCGGTTCCGATCTGATCCGGCACATCCCACAGGCCCTCAAAGGCCGCAGCCGGCAGGAATTGCCTCCGGATACTCTCAGATGATGCAGATATGCCAAGGAGCCCTTAATGACACGTCAGGAATTTTTAAGCCTGCCCTTGGGCAGGAGAGCAATGAGACTAGTGGACGAGCTATCCTTGCCCGACAAAAAGAGGGAGATACTGGGAGCTATGTGTATATCGCAAACTGGCTGCTTGCAGTACAGTTCACAGGAGAGATCATTGTCGATCTGGTTCCCAAAATCTTCGACACCGAGCGAGTACTGATGATCCTGGATGAGAAGGGGGATATGTCCAGCGTACCAGTTAATCAGCCATTCGGCGCGAAGATTTACGACTTGCGTCAAGGTAAGTATGGTGTTCGAGTCACCAGTGGCCCAAGTTACTCCACCAAGCGTAGCGAAGCCGCCAACTCGATGCTTGAATTCGTGCGCATTTATCCCGATGCAGCGCCAGTAATCGGTGACAAGCTGGCCCGTATGATGGACTGGGAGGGCAGCGAGGAGATTGCCGATCGTCTGGAGCAATTGGCAATGAGGAACGGGATTCTAACGGCACCACCTCAACCTGGAGTTGCACCCGGTTCGATACCACAAGCTCCAGGTACTGCCCCGAATGCAGCGCCAGTCGCGGGCCCAGCGGCACAGGAAGCGAACATTGATCAACTGATGATGCAAAATGGATCTCAAACACCAGTGGTGTGAGATAATGATTGTAGGCTGGGTATGAAAGCGATACGACCGTGTCGTTAGTAGGACCCAGCCGAATCTTCTGGGAGGAAGGCAATGGCTGAATTGAATCCGGAGTTCAACACTGAAGTGGATTTGAGCGCTGTGTCCACGGCTGTCCATCAGCCGGACGCCGATCCAGAGATCGACGCAGGGATTTCGGAGACGAACGAGGATGACGTACCAGCCGATAACAGCGAGCAGTACCTTGACGAGAACATAGGCGAAGAGCCAGAGGCACCGAAAGCCGAACCGCCTGTCGCCACCAAAACACCAAGCAGGTTGCAATCACGTATCGATGGACTAGTCGCTGATAAGACAGCCGCCGAACGTCAGGCAACTATGCTTCAAGTTCGTCTGGATAACCTTCACGCGGCCTTGAAGGGCCAGAAGGAGCCGGACGAAGACGACTTCGAAAAATATAGCGATTACGTGAAGGCGCTCGCACGCTACACGGCGAAGCAAGAGGAGATAAATAGGGTAGAACAGGCCATCGAAGAAACGGTAGAAGTCGGGCAAAGGGCAACATTCGAGAGTCACAAGTCACGGATGCTTGAAGGTATTGAGCAGTTCGGAGAGCAGTTCGGGGCTCACGTTAAGCCCCTGGCTGATGTATTCCACGTGAACAGTGCAGCCTACGCCGCATTGTTTGACTCGCCTGAGTTTGCCAATATCGCGAACTACTTGGGTCACAACATCCCAGAGGCGCAGAGAATTGCAGGACTCTCGGCTTCACAGCAAACACGAGAGATCATCAAACTTGAGAATCGATTCACGGGAGAGGTGCTACAGGCTCCGCCAAAGCTGCCGGCGGCACTTCCTAATCCAACTCCAGCAGGACGAGTCAGCCAAGCGCCTGCTCCAGCACCAGCTAGAGTAGTACTCACTGGCAAGGGGCCATCGAGCATAAAGAGTCCCGATAAGGAATCGATGAATGAATATGCAACTCGTCGGCAAAGAGAGTTGCGTAAGCAGGGAATGTATTAATTCGCTTCGTCCAGCAGCGCCGGGGAAACCCAAGAGCGGGACAACCGTAGCACTGAAGGAATCAGTGCATATATGGTGGGCTTTTTCCGGAGCGAGCTTTCAAGTTCCTCCCTTTGATTGTTCCTCGGAAGACGCCCACCCATCCCACTCTTGAGGAACTACAATGGTAAACACCCTTCTGACCCCTTCTTTGATCACCAAAGAAGCGTTGGTCATTCTCGAAAACAATCTTGTGGCAGCGAAGAAAGTTACTCGTGACCATGAGAAACTGTTCGGCAAATCTCTGCCTACTGTCGGAAAGATTGGAGACACTCTTACTGTCAGAAAGCCAAATCGTTTTACAGTTCGAACCAACACAACGTTCTCCGCACAGAACATTGTCGAACCTTCTGTTCCGTTGGTTGTAGATAAAGTCGCTGGTGTTGACTTCACATTTTCCAGCCGCGAACTTACTCTGAACATTGAGCAATTTAGCGAGCGATATCTTGCACCCGCGATGGCCACTATCGCGAACAAGATCGACTTCGACGTTCTGCAACTCTACAAGGGCGTCTACAACCAAGTAGGGACGGCAGGTACCACGCCTGCTACTTTCTCGGCCTTGGCAGCTTGCACCCGCAGGCTGAACGAAGAAGCTGCGCCAAAGGACAAGCGTCGATATGGCGTCTTCGATCCTGCCGCTGAAGTAACCTTGGCCGATGCGTTCAAAGGCTTCTTTGCGCCGCAAGGCAAGATTGGCATGCAGTATGAGGAAGCTGAACTGCAACGCGTGGCTGGTATCGCGTGGGAAATGGATCAGAATATCGCTCGTCATACGACTGGTACGGTAAGCAACGCAACTCCTGCAATCGACACCAACGTCGTGGCTGGTGATACCACATTCCACCTGGACGGGCTTAACGGCGCGACCGTGACTGCTAAACAAGGTGATACTTTCACCATCGCAGGCGTCTTTGCTGTGAATCCACAGAGCCGTCAGAGTACAGGCGTGTTGCGTCAGTTTGTAGTGACTGCTGACACTACTGCTGTGGGTTCGGAATTTGCCGCGTTGCCTATCAGCCCGGCTCCGTTTGCTTCTGGCGCATTCCAGAACGTAACGGCGCTGCCTGTGGATGGAGACCTGGTGACGTTTTTCAATCCGTCTGCCGGAACATCCACCCAGAACCTGGCGTTTCATCAGGATGCTTTCGCTTTGGTGACAGTTCCGTTGGAACTTCCGGACGGTGTGCACTTCGCCGCTCGTGAGTCTTACAAGGGGATTAACATCCGAATCGTGCGTCAATACACGATCGCTGATGACTCAATTCCTTGCCGTCTGGACGTTATCTACGGAACGAAAGTTCTGTATCCCGAACTGGCTGTGAGACTGGCTGGGTAGTAGTACAGGAAGG